TAATTTTAGTTGAAGGCTACTCAACTGCCGCTTCAGTATATGAAGCTACCCAAATTCCTGTAGCTTGCGTTTTTAGTGCCAACTTCTTGTTGGATGCAGCCTCTAATTTACGCAAGCTGACAGGTGCTAGATTTATTCTTGCGCTTGATAATGATGAGAGTGGAGTGGGAGAGAAGAAGGCGCAAGAGTGCGCGAGTGCTGTGGTTAATAGTGCGGTGCGATTGCCTAGTGAAGTTGGAGATTATAACGACCTGTATTTAAAACATGGTTTAGATAAAGTTAGAGCTGAACTAATAGAACATAAGTTAGGCATACAAAAATATGCGATTCGTAATCTTGTTGGTAAACCAGAAGCACAGAAGTTTTTAGTAGACGGATTGATACCTATTGGTAAGCCTGGAATCCTTGCCGCAGTTGGTGGCGTAGGTAAGTCCCTAAGTGTCATACAGTTGGCGTTAGCGGTGGCGTGCGGTGGCAGGTGGTGGGGGAAGGATGTGAAAGAGCGTGGCAACACAGTTATATTTTGTGCGGAAGATGATTTAATGGAAATACATAGGCGATTAGACTTGCTGGACCCTAACGGCAAGAGATTTAACTCCTCCTATGAAGTCTATGTATTTCCTGTCCCAGAACAAAAAGAACCAATGATACTGTTAAGAGAAGAAGGCATAACACCTATAGCGCAGGAGTTAGTAGAGGAGTTGCAAGCCATACCAAATTTAAAGTTGGTTTGTTTTGATCCTCTCCAAGCATTTACAACAGGCAATGTATCAAGCAGTAATGAAGCAGGCCAATTATGGGGTTCTTATTGTGCAAACATAAGCGCCAGACTTGGTTGTTCTACCCTTACTATTCATCATCTTAATAAAGGTGCTTTAGCAAATGATAGCGATGATGCTATGAGCCATAGAGCAGAGATTCGTGGTGCAAGTAGTATTACCGACAGCGTGCGGTGGGCGATTGCTATGTGGCTTGCGAGCGTGGAGGATTGTGAGCGTATTTGTGAAGAACAGCGAGTGGCGTATGAAAGAATGAGCGTAGTTAAAGCCGCTCTTGTTAAATCTAATTCTGGCAATGTTGATTACAGTACCAAAACATTATTTAGGAAGAATGGCGTACTTGAACCATTAGAAGAATTACAAAATCCCATGGCACTTTATGACCAATTTTAAATTAATCGTTGGGAACTTGCGGGACATACTAGGGAAGCTAAGGGACAAACTATACACTCAGAGGGTCAACACTCGACCATTAGAGGGACATATATCCATGTATATACATATACATAGTAGAGCAATCCCCTTTAGGGGGATTGACTCTACCGAAAGAGAGGGAGAGTTATGAGAAGATTTGGACAAATAGATAAAGCCTATTGGTGGATTACCGCGCACGCGGAGGCGGAGGAGAAAACAGCGCTCATACCTATCGCGCTTGCGCGGAAAGAATCAGACTTCTCTCGCGTGCGCCAGATCGTTTGGCATTGGTATCGTAGCGAAGTCGCAGGGAATGAAGCGCTATCAATGACAGCTCGCTTTGTTGGTTGGTCTTTGTGCGAGCGCTGGAGGTATGAAACCTGGTCCTCGCATGATGCGATTAGCTATTACGCTAAGATGACAGCTGTGAATAGGAAAAGCGTTGGGCGAGCGCTAGCGGAGTTGAGCGAGGCAGGGTTGATATGGATTGTTCTGGAGGGAGAGCCGAAGCGGTTGAGGAAGTCCCAGAGCGGAGGTAAGAAACATTTTTTATTGGTTGGTTTAGCGGACTTAGTTCGTGAATAGCGCGAGGAGGTGCGTGGGGTGAAGAATAGGAATTTAAAACATAGTGATAATTGGGAGACACCCAAAGAGTTATATGATGAGTTGGATGCGGAGTTTGGTTTTGATTTTGATCCGTGTCCAATATGCTTTGATGAGATAACACCAGATAAAGATGGTTTGCTTATCGCGTGGGGGGAGAGAAACTTTGTTAATCCGCCTTACAGTAGAAAGTTAAAAGATGCTTTTGTTCAGCGCGCGGTTGATGTGGCGAATGATGGTAAGTTATGTGTTTGTCTTTTGCCTGTTAGTACAAGTACTATATTGTTTCATGATGTTATACAACCTAACGCAACTGAGATCCGTTTCTTGCGTGGTAGGGTTAAGTTTATTGGGGTTAATACGTTTGGCGAGCGTGTTACCAATAAACCAGGTATGCACGATTCTATGATTGTTATTTTTGATGGTAGAGGAACGCGCGAGAGCTTTTAGGGGGGGTTATCTTTTGGAGAAGATATCTCTCACGCGTTCAAACTTATTGCTTGCGGTCAATTATTACTATCGCGAGCGCGGTTAGAAATAACATTACAGCGAATGTTATTGTTACTCCTGCGAATATGTTAATAATTAGTTCAAGCATTGGTAGTTGTGGTTAAAAATACTAGTTTATCTTCTTTGTGTAATTTTTCAACATAATTCCTCATTTCATCTATTGAGGGATGTCCTGGCATTTCAAATTCTATTGTTACCTTGGTTATTTGTTTCTTGTCGCGCTTCTTAAAAATACTATCCCAATTATTGCGTATCTTGTTTATATCTTCTATGCGCCTTCCTGATCCTTTACCTGTCATACTGGATTCCTAAATAAATAGAACAATGCTTTTAATTGTTCTTTGGTTAGATGTCGTAAATGTTTTGGTATGTCCTCTCGCTTCATGTAAGCCTCACTGTGCCATTGGGGGAGACTGTGCCTAGCCTTTCCCCTGTTATTGTTAATAAAAGCCAAGAGCCGTCCTCTAAGAGCCTAGAAGATGGCTCATGCGGATATATTATTTCGCCCTCATGTTTTAGGTTGTCTCTAAGATGCCTGGCATAGCAAAACTCGGCTCGTGGATAACTGATCTTATATTGTTGCATTATCATTTTTGCTCCTTTTTCTATATGCTGATTGTTTACAAGCATCTGAACAATATTTTTTCTCTCGCCCTTTGCCTGTTGGTTGTATTATTTCTATATTGCAATTCTTACAATTTAGATATCTTTCTGATGGTATAAACCTGGTTATCTCTACATCAAGCAAATCTTTGACATCTAAAATATCATGTTTAATTGCGTATTTAATGAGTCCGTACGCTCTTTTATAAGCGTCATCTTTGTCGCTTCCCTCTACAGTAGACGAGTCATGCCAGTTAAGTTTTACTTTATAATCATATTGATATTTCATTTTCCACCTCTATCATTCTTTTATTATTATTAAAATCAAAGTTAGTTAAAAATATAGATTTTTCATAAGGATCTTTTTGCCATACATGAACGTAATCTTCAGCACATCCTGGAGAATGTTCTATATATATGGTTAAGTTGCCAGTTTCTATGTATGTAGAGTATTTACTGCGTTTATCTATTTTAATACTCATCATTTCCCCCTTTGTGATGGTTTACCATTAGGAAAGGTAAGCGCCATGCTAAACGCTTGCCAGTCCTCTGGTGTCATTATTTGCTCTACTTTGTGTATTGGCGTGTTATCTTTTAGGCCGTACTTCTTGCGAAGTTGTCCTATGATGCTTTTGTGTGATTTGTTTTTAATAGTCATTATTTCCATCCTAAATGTTCCATAGTGGAGTTATGTTCTGTTAAATTTACATCCCTTTGATTAAGAATGTCATTGTCAAAAGTCCAGCATTTCATAAAACGATTATAAGATCCTGTATTCCATCCGTTGGTTAATGATGTTCCATTAGCGCAGTATTCCCAGCCGTTTCTAATTAGATGGTTTCTACCCTTAACTAGTCCAGCGTTCATAATATAACTTTTGCTGTTAAGTGTTTTATGTGTTTTTATTGGTATATACATATTTCCCCCTTGATTAATCTTGATAGTAATAACCAGGATTAGAGATATAATTTTCCTCTATTCCTTGGCCGTGTTGTGTAACTGATCTTTTAGAACATTTGTCATGCTTAATAAATTCTATATCATTCCATGAAACATTTTTATTAAAGCATTTAATAACTTTTTTCACTTCATGTTCTGATTGAGTACCGTATCCATATTGAAAAGGTAAGATATACATTTTGTCATTCTGTACATCTTCTATTCTGGTACTAAAGTAGCTGTTACCATTAACAGTATCTCGCCATTCTTTTGTTGTTGATATATATTTTGTCATGTTTACTTCTCCAAAGTATCAAAGCTTAATTGCTTTGTAATACCCATTATAAAGATAGATTTATAAAAAACAATAGTTTTACTCAATAAATATGTAATTAATTGCAATTATTTAGCTAAAATGTGCAAAATACCCTAAAATAAAGCATGGAAAAGGGAAAACCAGGCAGAAAAAGAAAGCTCGCCCAACTAACTGAAGATGAGTACAAACAAATAGCTCAATGGTCTGGCGATGGCTTAAATGAAACACAAATCGCCACTTTGCTTAATGTAAACATATCAACAATAACTAGAGAAAAGAAACGTAACGAGCAATTTGCACTAGCTATAAAAAAGGGAAAGTACAAAGCAGTTCAACTGGTAGCAAACAAAGTATTTCAAAATGCAATGGATGGCAAAGAAACAAGCGCGATATTTTTCCTAAAGAATCGCGACCCAGACAACTGGGCGGATCGCCAGGAAATTAATTACAACCTAGATCTTAAAAATGTTCTCACTGACGCACGCGCGCGCATAATCGATCACGCGCCAACACGCCTGCCCAAGCGAGCGCAAGCGCTGAGCAAAAATGCACAAGCGAGCGAGGGCGAGGGCGTTAATGAATAAATATAGGGTGGGGCGGATGCGAGCAGTAGTTTTTACACTCCCTTTTTAACTAATGCAATTACTCTCTCAAGATATCGCATTTGACCCCCCCTTTCGTTGCGTGGCGGTGGTGATATATGTATAACTACTCAACTAAAATTTTTTAATTTTTTTTTAATATGAAATACGGCGTAAAACTAGAAAAAGAACTCATGACCGAACTATGGTCAGGACCAATCAAAGACAACCCAGTAAACTTTGTTAAGTATGTATTCCCATGGGGACAGAAAGACACCCCCCTTGAAGATTTCAAAGGACCAAGAAAGTGGCAGGAAAAAATTTTACGAGAAATGGCAATACACATTGAGCGAAACAATGTATTAGATTTACCAGAGATGTTTAGACTAGCCGTAGCATCAGGTCGTGGTATTGGTAAGTCCGCACTTGTCGCATGGATCATAATATGGATGTTATCTACTAGACTTGGTTCTACCATAATCGTAACCGCTAACACCGAGCAACAGCTTAGATCAAGAACATGGGCGGAGTTAGGTAAGTGGCTCACACTATCTATTAATTCTCATTGGTTTACCAAGACAGCTACCACGATTAAACCAGCACAATGGTTTGAAGATGCTCTAATAAACGACCTCAAGATTGATACTGGTTATTATTACGCGCAGGCACAGTTATGGAGCGAGGAAAACCCAGATGCGTTTGCAGGCATCCACTCATCATACGGCGTATGCTTGATTATGGATGAAGCATCAGGTATTCCTTCTCCTATTTATTCGGTCAGCGAGGGGTTCTTCTCCGAACCCACGCGCGACCGCTATTGGTTTACTTTCTCCAACCCACGCCGAAACACTGGGCCATTCTACGACAGCTTTAACTCCAAGCAATCATTCTGGAAGAACGAGCAGATAGACTCGCGCACGGTCGAAGGCACAGACCAAAAGCTCTTTCAAACGATGATTGAGCAGTATGGCGAAGATTCCACAGTCGCGCGCGTGGAGGTGATGGGCGAGTTTCCATCCGCGGATGACGATACTGTCATACCTATGTCTTTAGTCAAAGCAGCAGTCGATAGGGATGTATCTCTTACAGCTAATGCACCTATTATATGGGGATTGGATGTCGCTAGGTTTGGCGGAGATAACTCTGCGCTATGTGTGAGGCAAGGAAACCATGTGATGAGTATTAAGTCCTTTAAGTCTATGGATCTTATGCAATTATGTGGTGTGATTAAGAATATGTATGACGAATCTACTGCGATAGAGAAACCACAGGAAATATTGGTAGATGTAATCGGATTGGGCGCAGGCGTGGTGGATAGACTCGCGGAGCAGAACTTACCTGTGCGCGGAATCAATGTTGCCGAAGCACCATCAAGCAAGAAAAATTATTTAAACCTACGCGCTGAATTATGGTTTGCGATTAAAGACTGGTTGGTGCAAAGAGATTGCAGGCTTCCGCAGGACGATGAGTTAGTTGCAGAACTAGCAGCGCCTCTGTATAAATACACTTCGACTGGTAAGATTAAGATAGAGAGTAAAGACGAAATGCGCAAGCGTGGAATCAAGTCTCCTGACAAGGCGGATGCGCTCGCGCTGACGATGGCATCAAGTGCTGCAAGTTTTGGTGGAAGCACGAGCTTTTTAGGTTATAATTTCAGACAACCGCTTAAATCAAGAATAATCAGAGTAGGATAATTTATGGCAAAGAAATATAACGAAGAAGAAATCATCGCTAAAGTACAAGAAGAAACTGAGATGATAGACCTAGTAGGCGTGATTAAATCCGAGATGGATGATGCTAAAGACTTTATACATCAAGTCGGCGCAGAAAGAGCTGAGTCTACAGAATACTACCTTGGTACAGAGCCAGAAGGAACTAGCTCCTTGCAATCAGAGTTTGTATCTACAGATGTTAGAGAAAGTGTTTTGTTTATGTTGCCATCTATCATGCGTACTTTCTTTGGTACTAAGAAGATTGTAGAGTTTGTACCTAAAGGACCAGAAGATATCCAGTTAGCAGAACAACAAACAGATTATATTAACTATCTGATTAGAGAAAAGAATCCAGGCTTCCAAGTTTTGTATGACGTTTTTAAAGATGCTCTAGTAAGAAAGACTGGTTTTGTAAAAGTTTTTTGGGATGACAGCGTAAACGCAACAACACACGAATATAGCAACATAGACCCACAATCCTACCAAGCATTAATCTTAGATAAAAACGTAGAGGTAATAGAAGAATCAGTTACCAACGAAACAATCATAACCATGGACCCAATAAGCGGTGAAGAGGTAACGCAAGAAATACCAGCAAGTTATGATCTAACCATTAGAAGATTAAAACCAAAAGACCAAGTATGTATTGAGTCTGTACCACCAGAAGAAATATTAATTTCAAGACACGCACGCGATATAGACACAGCTTCTTACGTTGCACACCGCATGATTAAATCTGTGTCCGACCTAGTAGCTATGGGTTACGACCAAGAAGAGATAGAGCAGTATGCAGGTTATGGCGGTAGCGCACTTGACCCAGAAAGCTACGAAGAACAAGAAGCAAGAAACCCATTTGACAACATGGTATACCCAGATAGAAACGATGCTGGTGGTAAAGATGTTTTATACGTTGAGCATTACCTATACTATGATTTTGATGGTGATGGTATTGATGAGCGAATCAGAGTCTGCACAGCAGGTAACGGTTTAGAAGTTCTCAATGTAGAACCTTGGGATGAACTACCAATATGTATGTTCTGTCCTGACCCAGAGCCACACACAGCAATAGGATCTTGTCCTGCTGATTACTTAAAACCAATCCAAGCAGCTAAATCACAAATTATGCGTGATACCTTAGATTCACTAGGTCATTCTATTTTCCCAAGAATGGGAGTGGTTGAAGGTCAAGTAAATATAGACGATGTACTTAATACAGATATTGGTCAGCCAATTAGAATGAGAGCGCCAGGAATGGTACAACCATTTGCTGTACCTTTTGTTGGTAAAGAAGCTTTCCCAGTTCTAGGATATTTAGACGAATCCAAAGAAAACAGAACTGGTGTATCTAAAGCAAGTGCAGGACTTAACGCAGAAGCATTACAATCTACAACTTCCGCAGCTGTAACTGCTACTATGAGTGGTGCGCAAGGTAGAGTAGAACTTATATGCAGACATTTTGCTGAAGGTGGCTTAAAAGCTATGTTTAAAACAGTAAATAACTTGGTAATCAAGCACCAAAACGCACAAGATGTCTTTAGATTAAACGGTAAATTTATACCTGTAGACCCAAGATATTGGGACTCAGACAAGGATATGGTAGTCAATGTAGCTATATCTAAGTCCTCAGACGAAGAAAAGTTTGGAGTTCTTACACAAGTCGCAGGAAAGCAAGAACAAATATTGCAATTACTAGGGCCACAGAATCCTCTAGTGTCAATGCAACAATATGCTAACACCCTAACAAGAATGATCGAGCTAGCAGGCTTCCAAGACGCACAATCCTTTGTGAATACAGAAGTTCCGCCCATGCCTCCGCAACCGCAAGAGCCACCTAAACCAGATGCAGCAGAAATGCTTGCACAGGCTGAAGCAATGAAGGCACAAGTAAGCGCACAGAAAGCTATGATTGATGCTGAAACAGATAGAATGAAAATCATCATGGACGATGACAGACAAAGAGATATAGAAGAAGCACAACTAAGAGTAAAAGCTATGGAGCTACAAGCTAAGTACGGCGCACAAATAAACATTGCAGAAATTAATGCAGTTATGGAACGAGATAGAGAAGGAATAAGACAAAATGCAAAAGCTCAAGCTCAAGGATTATTTACAAACAATGGCCCACAACAAAATATTTGATATTGAAGTAATGGTTGATGACATGGTTTATGTAGGTAAAGAAATAAGAGCAAAAAATAAAAATCATGCCCTGCAAATTATGTCGGTCATGTCAGGCGGTGAAGTAAGTAAAGATTCTGAAATCATATATTATGAAGAGAGGACAATACACTAATGAAATATATTACTAAAGCATGGGTATGGTTAAAAGCAACCATACATAAATTTTTAAACTGGTTTGACAATCTTATGACACCAGCACCAGTTGTTAAAAAAAGAGGTAGACCAAGGAAGAAGAAATAATGGCAACACCAAGAAGAGGCAAAGCAAAAGTAAAGATAACTAAATCTGGTAAAAAGGTTAGTTACGGTCAAGCAGGTAAAGCCAAAGGTGGTGGCCCTAGAGTTAAGCCAGGAACATCTAAAGGTGATTCATATTGCGCTAGAAGTCTTGGTATAAAGAAAAGATTATCTAAGAAAAAACAAAACGATCCCAATACTCCAAACAACCTATCAAGAAAAAGATGGAAATGTTCTGGAGCTAAATCAAGAAGAAAATAAGGAGATAACTATGTCATTATATGAAAACATAAATAAAAGAAAAAAAGCTGGAACAAGCAGAAGCAAAAAAAAATCTACTATTTCAGCAAAGGCTTACAAAGCTATGAAAGCTGGATTTCCTAAAAAGAAAAAAACAACTAAAAAGAAAAAGTAAACCATGAATGATGTCGTAGTTCTTATAACCGAACTAGGATTTCCTATTGCCGCAGCGCTAGGCCTTGGTGCTTTTGTTTGGAAGCTTATCAACAGAATTATTGATGGTATGGAGACTAAACTTGATACCGTAGATGATAAAGTCAACACATCCATAAATGCCATGGAAGATCGCCTTGGCACAAAACTAGACACACAACACGGTATTCTAGTAGCATTAATAGATAGAGTTAGATCTTTGGATAATGAAATCATTAGACAAGATACTATGATTAAAACAATGCTAGGCGTACCTCAGTTAATTGACACTAACAAGATTGCCAAAGCAGGAAGAAAAGATAAAAGGAAGGACTAATGGCAAGTGTGTATAAAAGAAAACTTACAAGAAGAGAAATAGAACAAGAAGAAGCTGCTAAAACTAGAATAGCTATATGGTGTTGTTTTATGGGTGCAATAATGTTTTTAATGGTTATTGGTCAAAGCTTAAATGCAGACGAGATGGTACATAAGTTTAAGTCGCCATCATTCTCTGGTGTAGGCACATCTGCACATTATCTAACCATAGAGAACCAACAGTTTAATCGTAAGCAAGCGCTTAAAGCAGAAATAAAAGCATTACAAGAAGAGATAGAAAGAGATAAAGAAAACACTACTCTTGCAAGATTTATAAGAAACCTAGAGTCAAGAATCTATGCACAACTATCAAGACAGCTTGTAGAAAATTTATTTGGTGAAACTCCAAGTGATAGTGGTGTTTTAAGTTTAGAAGGAAATACTATAGAGTATAATGTTGTAGACGGAATTATAACTTTAAACATAACTGACTCAGATGGTAATACGACAACTATATCTCTTCCTATCGGTAGCTTTACTTTCTAGTTGCGCGTTAATAATAGATCCGTTAGAAAATAATCTACCTCCAATTCAAAAAATAGAAAAGCCAACGATAGGCTCGTTGCTTGTACCTGAACTTGCAAACATAAAATCAAACAACAAAGTAAAGCCAGTCGTAGCTATATATCAAGGTTCTTTTACAGACCAAACAGGACAAAGAAGAAGCAATAGTGCTTATGCAACCTTTTCATCTGCGGTAACGCAGGCACCAGATGCCTACCTGATTAGAGCCTTAAAACACGCAGGCAGTAGTAATAATGGCTTCTTTGATGTGGTTGAGCGTGTTGGTTTAGACAATGTAACCAAAGAGCGACAAATCATTAGGAGCGCCAGGCAACAAAACAAAGAAAAGCAGAAGTTACCAGATTTATTGTTTGCTGGTTTGATAATGCAAGGTGGCGTGATATCATACGAAAGTAATGTAAAGTCTGGGGGTGCAGGCGCTAGGTATTTAGGCATTGGAATGTCTAGGCAATACAAGCAAGACACCGTAACCATATCTTTACGAACTGTATCTGTAAGTACAGGTAGGGTGTTACTAGAAGTATTAGTAACTAAAACGATATTAAGTGCATCTATCGATCAAGATATATTTCGTTTTATTACTGACAATACCGAACTAGTGGAAATAGAAAACGGTTTAGTCAGGAACGAGTCAATCAATATAGCACTACAAACAGCAATAGAAACCGCTGTTTTAGAAACAATTAAAGAAGGAACAACCAGAGGATATTGGAATATTGATGAGCAAGAATGATTTAGGAATAATAAGTTACTACAGCATATTGGGATTAACCCTTGCTGGTTTATCTGCGTATGCAGCTGACAATGAAATATATGTTGACCAAAGCGGTAACACAGCAAACATAGACTTAGAACAGTTAGGATCATCTAACATTATTGGTGGTTTAAACTCTGTTGCTGGAACGCTAACAGCATTTGATCTTGATGGCATTAATCTAACCTTAGATATAAACCAAATAGGTAATACTAATAAATTTTTAGGTGATATATACGGAGATAGCGTAACAGGATTGTTTGAGTTTGATGGAGATAGTAATACCTTTACTATACAAGCTGATCCTACAAATACTTATGGTATTGATAACTCAGATTACAATGTAGATGTAACTGGTAGTTCTAATACATTTACACTAGACACAGGTACAACAGCATTAGCTTCTGGTCTTGATTTAGATTGGATAATTAACGGAGACGGAAACACGTTTGATTTTGATATAAACTATGATGGTGCTACTAGCTATGTGGATGTAGACGGTGATAGCAATACAGTAAACTTTACAGGAAGCGGATATGCAGGTGGATACTTCTATCTTGACCAAACAGGAAACAGCAGAACATTCAATATCATACAGTCGTCAACTCTTGCTTCTGATTGGCTACAGATTAACTCTACTGGTTCTAACGGTACTATTTGTGTCGTTCAGAACGAT